CTTCACGACGGCCTGGTGTACCGCTAACTCTTGGCATAAGTGCCTCAGAGATAGCATCTGCAAGTGTACCGTTGTTCTTTACAATGTTTGCAAAGATATCTGTACCTGCGTAGAACTTGAGTCCTGACTTGATGGCACGGTACTTGCGTGGGAGAGCATAAATGATCTCCTGCATTACCTCAGGTGTCCATCCTCCTGTTGTATCAACAACTGCCTCGTGTGAATCTCCAGCGGTTACCTGATTTACGAAACCGTTCATGATACCAAGGAATGGGTCTGCCCCTCCGTTACCATTGATGGCAAGATCCTCAAGGTCGTTACCGAATGAGTTTGTCATCAAACGAACTAAGTGGTCTTCAAGTGCTGCACCTTCGATGTTATCTTCAAGTGCCTCAGTTGAAACCTCCCAGTCAAGACGAATCTTCTTTGTAGTAAGTTCTACCTTTGTAAATGTTGCACCAGCGTTCTGGTATGTACCAAGTGCCTGTGCTGCTGAACGAATAACACGCTCACCTACGTTGATCTTTTCAAGTTCAATCGTGTTTGCACGCATTGTAACTCTACGACCATCTTGGGCGAGAACTGTTGCATCCCAAACATAGTCGATAAATCGACGTGACTGTTCTGGGTTGAGAATACCACCAGGGCCTCCGACTGGATTAACTGCGTTTGGGCCTGCTGTACTTCCATAGTTTGCAACAGGAATGTTTCCTGCTGTTCCGAATGCGTCACCACCCGCTACTGGAGTCGTACCTCCGATACCAAGGTTGGCTACTGCACCCTGACCCTGATATAGACCTGGGTTTGGATCGCCATACTGTCCTGCACCACTTGGCTGGTTTTTAATAATTTCTTCTTCTTGTGCCATTTTGTTTCACCTCCTGAATTTCTTCCTGTTTTATTTAAATAAATCGGCATTTTTGAGGAAACTGCCGCCCCACAATGATTTTTTAATCATTACTGGTTCTTCCTGCAAGATCTCGCCAAGATCAGCAGATTTACGAAAAGCAGTGTCCTTTTCCACAGCGTCCACGCGCTTTCCAAAACTATCTTTTACTTCACTTACTTCATTGCTGACTCCAGCAATTGCCTTATTAATGCCTTCAATCTTAGCATCAAGAGCCTTTACTGTTTCAGCAAGACTAGAAAGTGCAGATGCGAGATGATCGTTAATGGTGTCAATCATTTTGGTTGTAGCATTAACATCTTCTTCACTTACTACTGCTGGCATATCAGCCTTCATGGTGTAGCAGTCGCTGCACGCTCCACCCTTCATAGTTGAAGGAGAACATTCTTTGCCGCATTCACTACAGTTTTCCATTGCCTTGCTGACATCTGATTCTTCTGAATCATCCATCTCATCTTCTTCTGTGACTTCGATTTCAATAGCCTTTTGTGTGTCCTCCATTATGACAGGAATTGCATCCTCCATTGGTGGATTGATTTGCTCTTCACTCATTGACTTTTCGATCTCATCTACAACGATAATATCTGAATTCATCTTGCTTACCTCCTTTACCTCTGATTTACTAATCGCATTAACTGTTTCTACTAATGAAATATTTTTAATAACGCGACGACTTGTTGGTATAATTATACCGTCCTTTTGTGAGTATAATTTAATTATCACAACTGGATCGTCTGCTTTTGCCATAACAGCAACTTCTTCAGACGAAAGTCTTGCTCCACCCTTAAACACTAAGTCAATTACTCTTCCATAACTATCATCAAACTTAACGTATGAATCAATGTCAATATTCTTTTGAATTATGGTTTTCTTTGTATTAGTAATTATTCCTTTTATTACTGATGTTTTTTCTGGATCATTGCTTTCTACGAAGCCAATGTTTGACATAGCCTTATCGCATTGAGGGCAAGCCTTATTTGCTCCATATGACATTTGGATAACATCATCTTTTCTGCACCAAAATACATTTTCAATTGTTGCTTTCATTAAGTATCCTGTACCCTGCCCTTTCTCAATACTAATTACGTTAGCAAATTGATTTGCTGGATTGTCAACTAAAGAAAGTTCGCTAAGGGAATACTCTTTAATTACTTGGTATTTTTTATTTAACTCTTCGTCAAAAACATCTTCTGAGTCATGCACTTCTCCACCTATTGAGAATGCGCTAAGTGTTCCATCAAGTACCTTTTCCCATGTGTCTTGAGCACCCTTGCTTACATAAGCGGATACATAAATTCCATTGTAGGATTTATTGCTTTCTGCATCAAAATATGTTTCTTCTTTAAAGGAAACTACCTTGCCGACAGAAATTGGTTGATGCATCTCTCTTATGTTTCCTCTAAAAGACTCAAAGGCTTTTATTGATGCTTCAAGTGGAACAACGTCACCTTGTCTATCAAGATTGTCCAGTGTTGCAAAACCATGTACCATTCTTTTTTCTACATCTATCTTAGAAATAGGAGTAGAGAAGTTAAGGTGATTGCCACTGATTGCTGTCTTAGTTTCTTGGAATTTAATCATGACTATTGTAATTATAACATCATTTTATAACGATTTCGTTATGATGTTTTTGCTCCTTCACCCTTAGGGTTGCGTCCTGTTACTGCTCCAGCACCATCAGACTGATTATTTGATCTTTCTGTATCTCTTGTCTTGTTCCCCGTCATATTTCCTTTAGCATCTGCTGCTTGTCTTGGGTTTAATTCAAGAGGAACATCTCCACCATCTCTTTGTGGATATCCAATCTTTTCACGAACTTCGTTTGGAGTGAGAACTTGATTCTTTACATATCTTTCATTAATCTGAGAATCTGCAATTTCATCAGTGAGACTGATTTGATTAAAGCAAAGTTTAATTATATCTGTTTTCTCTTTAATGATCTTGTTTACAGCCTTTTCAACATACTCTTGTAATGGCTTTGCAACTTGATCTCTGAATGTCCTATCTTGGCTCATTGCCGCAGCAGTTCCACCTGAATCAGTACCGCCTAACTTAGATAGCGGTACTTGATGTGCCATAAGGATATCGTCACGATTACGCAAGCGATAGTCGCTGAATGACGCTTCTTGTACACCATTTTCTACAGGATGCATCTCAAACTCTATTTTACTCCCTTCACTATCTCCAGGAAGCGGAATGTAAAGCGTTCTGTGTGATTGCCCCTTTAGTCCAGTTTGGAAGAAGCGGAATAATTTATCTTCTGCTTCCGCAGTCAACTTAGCACCTTTAACGGTAATGATGTATCGTGGAACAGCCTTGTTCTCAAAATAATCAATATTATACTGAGCAGCCATTTGATCCCCGCGAAGAGATGTCATTGCAGCAACGATATCTGGGACACCGTAGAACGTATTAAGTGGGGAATACTCTTTGAGATGAATGACTTCGTTAGGTCTATTATCAGTTGTAACTGGATTTGGATTAGTAGCACCAAAATTTCTAAAGTATGTAATAGTTCCTGCAATAATCTGAATATATCCATCATGAAGGCGACGAACACGCATTGTTGTTGAGGGGATGTGACCAATATACCCAATATCGCCAACCACCGTTCTACCAATTTCAATATAACCGTTTCCAGTTGCTTGCATATCTGTAACTACTTTTTCAAGAGTTTTTGTTAAACTATCATCATCATTGCAACTTTCAATCCAGTCAGCCAATTCAATCTTTAATTGTTCAATACGCTTTTTGGCTTTCTTTTTTGCAGATTCACTTGATGTGGCCTCTAGTCTAAGCAATGTTTCTGTTGTCATGTCAAACCTGTAACCAAGACTGACTGTATTTGATACTTTTGTATCTACCGCCGCATGATTGGCAAATGAGGTGTCGTAATAGGACGAGAGTTCATATAGATTGTATGGAGGGGTAATTAAATCAAAGATTCCGTATCCATTTCTATAGACTTGCCCCGGATTAATTCTCTTTGAGTTTGCATCTCCACTTTCTGACTGACCGATTGCATTTGCTTCAGATAAGTATCTTTCAGATATTTGACCATCTGCTTGACGAGGAACGTTATTAATTGTTGTGTTTGCTTTTTCAGTACGAGCAACCCTACGCTTAAAGTTTTTATCTATTCCGTTAAAACCAATGAGGGATTCCCAACTCTTATTGAATGGATCTGAATTTAAAAATTCATTCTCAATGATAGCGTCTGCTAACTTTGCATCAATAAGGAGTTCAGACATTATTCGGCATCTCCGTATATGGCAGCGGTCTTCTTTGCAGCATCGACTGCACCAAGGTCATTCATTGATGGAATCAATCCTTGATCAAGACGATCAAGTTGTTCGTCATACTCTTCATCTGTGGCTCTGTTCGCACCAGCATAAAACCATGCTTCACCATCTGGTTGACCGTATGATGCTGCTGCTTGACGTATTTTTGACATTTGACTGATATCTCCTTTTACGGAAGGTACGTTGAGCATTCGTCCTTCTCCATCTTTAAAAAGGTGACCATTGGGTAGTCTCCAAAAATAAAGACCCCACTCATAGCCAAACATATTACGCTGACCAGAGCCTTTATCTATATGCGTTATCTTGCTCTTACCAACTTTTTGGGTTTTTGTATTACTCATAACCACAATTGTACCAGACTACGCAGGTTTTCTTGTATCTTGTGACCAAACGGTATCGGAATATGCAGAGAACCCATAAGATCCTATGGATATACCACTTTCATCATCAATTACTTCTCTATTTGTACCAAGATATGATTGATAAATATTTTCTGGGGTAAGGATGTATGTAGTTGTTTGATCAAGAACATAAACATCTCTCCAAGTTCCATTATCTTTCCAATAATCCCAATCATAGGTTGTTGGAGAATTTTGATATACCTGCCCCCAGTTTCTTGCAACAATTCCAACTTTCTTTCCAATACTCTCTTCCAAGTAATACGAAATGTTATTAAAATATGTTCTACCAAAAAGATTAATCCTTCCAACAAAGTTTGTAAACTCAAGTGATTCTTGAAATAACATGCCCAAGCAAGACCAATCGCCCATCCTTATTGTTGGAAGGTTTACATAGATTCCATTTTGATAAAAAGAAATGTAAGTGATCGGTTCAAGTGTATCCTTATCCCTTGCATAGATCTGTGCTCTATTTCCATTATCAATTGATGTAAGCATAACTTCAATGGTATTATTTACGTTTACAATTTCAAATATTGGAAGGTCTGATTGTGAAAATTCTGAAAAATCATGCTTTATCCATATCTGCATTGCTGCAACATTGAAGTTATTTGATGCAGATGGGTTTATTGCAATAGATGCTAAAAATTCTTTATCCTCTAAATGCTTTATAACTTTAATTCCTGAATCATCAGTTAAATATAGGTACGGACTTGTTTTCTTGTATATATATACTGGATTTTGTTCTTTACCATTAAGGACTGTTCCGTTGTCTGTGTAGGTGTAAATACTGTTACCAAACTTTGTCTTTATTGGATTAAGCAAGTAGTCATTGCTTAATGGTCTGGAAGCAATTTCAAATGTTCTGACATTAAATGGATTTGAAAGAATTCCTTTTTGATTTAACACAAAGTGTACAGCCATTGATAAATTAGTAAAATCTATATTTTCTGCATTATATACTTTTGGTGGATACATGATGGTTCCATTAAGTATTTCAAATTTTGTGTTGAATGCTTTTGATGGGCTTGCAACGGTATTTTCTTTTTCTACATAAATTACCTTTGAAGCATCAAGTTTCTTCGTATAGACAAAAGAGTCTAGGGAGTTGACGTTGTTATCAAAAATAGATTGGAATGTTGCATACATCTTTAATGATGACATGGATACGTCTATATCTCCACCAGATGTATTGTTATATCTTAGATCTAAGTAGTTTGAGTACCCCGAAATAGTTGAGTTATCTAAACTTGCATATGTCTGAGTTGAAAACAACGTATTCAAATCTTCATATAGGAATAAAAACGGGGCAGATACAGAAGGATATCCAATATTTAACTGCAATGAGTCTATGTCGTATACTGTGTTTCCGTTTTCATCTATTACTGGTGATGCAAAGTATGAAAGAGGGTAATACTCTTCCCATTCAGCACTGATTGCAATATCTAAGAAAAACTTTTCATATTCATACATTGGAAGCAAGGTGTAACTTGCAAAATGATCAAGAAATAATCCGTTATCCTGTGGAACTGTTATCCCAGAATCATTAAAATGCTCCTCCAATTCATTATAATTTATTTCATTACAAAATCCAAACCTATAGATTTTTTCATCAAACGTTAGCGCATCATCTCCCGTTTTTGCGTTTCCTCCTACTATTACTTGAATTGCTGATGGATTTCCAAAAAATGTAAGAGCCTCATAACCATATGTATCAGCAAATGTTTTAATATTTAACCCCGCTACCATGTGATCTGAAGTGTCTACGGTTATAGATGCAAGTTCAGTATCATTGAGAGTATATGTTATCTGATCTTCAAATAGATTTATTTCAAACCTAATGCCGCTAATGGTATTAATAAAATGTATTAATGGTCTAATTGATGAAGTTTCATCCTCTACTTCAAATACTCCATATACCGCGCTTACTGGGTTTGTGAGGATGTTTAGTGATTGAAACTGTAGGTAAGAGTCTTCATTCCAGTCATCTCCACTTGGGGTCCAAGCACCCGCTGATACGTTTGGTCTAAATGTAATAAATTTAGGGCTATTGGGAGATGGATATTCAAGATCATTTACAGTATTGTTTGCATCATACCAATCATAAACATCTCTACCGCCTAAATAAATTGTTGGCAACTGATAGTCTGGAACTGTAATGCTGTTTGTTGTTGCTTTAAGATTATTAAAGTATCCACCATCCCACCTTGCAATATCTGGGTAGATAATATTAGATTTATATCCAGATACTGGGAAATCTATTGTTGTTGGTATTCCACCAAATCCGCTATCAATAAACTGTGCTGACGGAACGGCTTGCCCCCAAGCCATTCTTCTTTTTGCAACTTGTGTTGCAATAGAGTATGGATAAATTGATACGCAATCAACTTTAAAGATATCTATGTCTTCATATGAATAAAAACCCCACCAATCATTGTCTGAATTTGGAAATGTTAGTGAGTAGGGGTCATATGGAATTGTAATGACTTGTTCACCATTGATAAGAAGTGATGCGCTTTCTCTTTTTATAAGGATGTGAACGATCATTGGTCTATTCCATTCAGATACTGAATGAGAACCGCGACTATTTCCTATGACAAGAGAGATGAAGCCCTCTTTTACATAAATACCCCAAGAAGTTTCTGCAAGTGGACCAAGAATTCTTCTTGAGTATACTGTTGATGGATTTATCTTCATCCAAAACTCTAAAGAATATTCTTTAAACTTTCCTTTTTCATTTAATACACCCATTCCAGGAATAATAAGCGAAGGATTCCCAAGTAGAGATGCTGTAAGGGTTGTTGCGTTGTCTGTTCCAAATACTAACGGAACACTTCCGTTACTTGCAAGAAGAATACCATCTTCTATTAAATAATATCCGTTATCACTCAACAATCCATATTGATCAGCGGGGTATCCAGTCAAATCAACTAAATCAGTTGAGGTAGGAATTTCAATTGGACTAATTCCAAGAGATTTATTACAATAGTTTTCTGACCATTGACCAACTGACAAACCATTCATGATGAATGTTCGATCTTCTACGTCAGAAGATGAAACATCCTTTAAGTTTATCTGAATGATTAATCTTATTGGATCTGTGTATGAAATATTTTGTGGCAGTGTGTAAGTTCTATTGAAATTACTCCAAGACTGTAGTGTTGGTGCAGGAATCTCTCCAGAAAGTACAGTTTGATATGTTGGTGATCCTTCTTCATAGTACTCGTACCCTATCTTGTACCAATTTACATACTGTGGAACTTGATATAAGAAAAAGTTAACACAAAAACTTTCAAGAGATGAGTTCATGTCTGAAATATCTATATCGCTACTTTTTGCTGATACAAGCGTGTTATTTGGTAATGATGAGTTTGACACATATATTGCAGAGTATGTTTCATTTAAGAAAGGAAGTGCAATGTCTGGAAGCGTTGGAGAATCATTATGCGTTGCCCCGCCAGAAGTTGGACTAGTTGCTATTGTCCATGTTGAAAACTTTCTTTTAGCGTTATTCATGTAAGATATATAATAAGAATTATCATCTAGGGGCCACATTGATATGGGATGTTCTGCATATGCTTTTACAGCATAGGAATTTAAGGCTACCGACATATAATCATTATAGCAAGGACGGGGCACCCAATGAGTACCCCGTCCAAAATACTATGATATTATGCTGAAACTAGATCGACTACTTCACATCCTGTAGGTCCACTACACGCTAGTTCCTGAGAACCAGTCGTTGAATCTACTAGTTCATAGAGAGGAAGCGACTGCCAAGGAATATTCTTTGGCATTGCTAGAAGAGCGTCATTGTACTCTTCCTCAGTAATTTCTTGATATGGCGCTTGGCGATATGAATGCTCTGACAATGGGAGAAAACTTACCCCACCAATAGAATCAAAGTTATCGTATACCCAAGCACCAACTGAAACCCATTCATCCTCTGAAACGTTGATTGTTACAGATGGATTATGCTCTGTCCAATAAGTTCTATATACCTTCCAAATCTCAAGATGATCAATTGCTGAGAGATCTGTTGTTACGGTTGCTCCATCTGGAGCCTTGATTGGAAAGTAGAATACAGTTGTTGCATCTGGCTTCATTACGTCTGGTTCGCTTGGTACACCAAAATCCTTGAGGAACATTGTTAAAGGGTCTTTGTTGTCTGCACGAACTGAACGAAGGTAATACTTTGAATACCAAGGATGAATTCCACTAGATACCCCAGTCAACTGAGAAACAGTTCCAGAAGGCTTGACGGTAGTAATGGCAACAGATCTTTCAATTCCTAAACCGTCTGCTTCATTAGCATTAACTTCTACCGCAGTTTCACGAAGCATTGTGAGGTTTTCTGCAAGATTCTTATTAAGAGTTCCAGTAAGTTTATTTCCAAAAATACCAGTTAGAGATACTCCCAAAAGCCTTTCTTCTTCTGTGTTTGTTTGCCATGACTTTCTAATGTATTTAAAGTTACTTAACGTTGACTGCCAAGTTCCTAGAATTGTAGCAAGTTTAACCTTCTCATTCAAGGTTTCCATAGTGTCGCTAGCATCAATGACTACTTCAGTAAGGTTACAGAATTCATTGGCTCGCAATAGAATTTCTCCACAGTTGGCAGATACGATTCCAGACATATGTCCAGCAATTGGATTATGATCAAGAATGATATAGGAGTGAGAGTCATCAACGCAGCCATTATAAACATCTTCTTTCCCAGCAGGGCGCACTGACAGAACCTTATGATTGGGGGAGTGCCCATCCATACCCGCTAGTTGACGAGATGGCATATCATATTGACGGTGAGCCAAGTCTGTCATAAGCGCCAAATTATCTATGGAATTATTAGTGGCATCTTGATCTAAATGGGCAATGACCATTCCCTCTGGAATTTCACCAAAGTGCGCCTCCCAAAGCATTCTGTGTGACCACTGATGATTTGCCAAATTCCTATTACTATCCCAGCCATGCACTCTTTCGTGACCAGACGAATCTCTACTAGCAGAGAATGCTCTGATAGATGATCCAATCTTTAGATTCTTTGCCATAACCTTCTCTCCCCTAAAGGAGTAGAAGTGATGGTCTGGAGTACACCTTACAACAAGCCCACTATCAAAGGCTACCTCTAGAATATCTGCATTTGTCCTAGTTCTATGCGGATTTCTCATCCATCTGATTACTGGAGTCTTTGTGTCTGGATGCCAAGAATATACCAGAACATCCTCCCCAACCTCTGCCAAGTCAGCAAAGGTTCGTGGTCCATCTACTGTAGCGATTACAGTATCTCCTGTGACACATGGGTTTGTTCCTGCAACCTTTGAGGAATCTCTACGACCAAACTTATCAATATGCTTGCGAACTGAATCCATATTGTAAATACCGCGTTCACCAGACTTTGACTCATAGAGGTTCCTCCATTCACGAAGGAACTGAGCAGTATTTGGCTTCATATTGTATACCGCTGAGTTGTTGGCAAGGGCACGCTGCCCCTCTGTCTCCCACCATTGACCTGACTTGGCCTTAGCCATTTCAAAGTCATCTAGATTAGAAAGAGAAATAAGAGCGGAACGACGAACACCTCCAACAACAACTACCTCGCCAATCTTGCACATAATGTCATGTGCTTCAATTGACTTAAGTCTACGTCCCTTGGCAATCTTAAATTGCTCAACGGTAAACTTAAATAGATCGTTTAGTGGTTCTGGTCCTGATGCTCGTCCACCAAATGTCTTGAGTCGTGCGCCTGCGGGACGAACCTTTGACATATCCCATTCTGGAATTTGCCCTGTAACAAGAAGACCAATAAGTTCTTTGTATGCCTTGGCCCACCCTAACTTTGAATCCTCTACCACAATAGTGGTATTTGTTGGATATAACTCTTCTGCAATAACAGGTAGTTGAGCAACATACTTCTGCTCTACTGAGAATCCCACACCAGTACCATTCATGAGGATATACATGGCCTCATCAAATGATCTCAGGCTGTCTACCGCTATAAAACTGCAATTGTATGCCGCAATGTTATCACGCTCTAAAGCAGGCCCAGCGGTCATCATGGCCCTCATTGAGGGCATCACCTTATGGTTAAGGATCGCATCCTTGACTTGTGCAAACTTGATATCGTTCTCATCATACTTGTAATTTTCTACAAGATGCTTTTTCATAAAAGCCATGTAGCGATCTACAGTTTCTACCCACGTTTCCCTTCTGTTCTTATCTTCCATCCATCTGCTGTATCTTGAAATATGAATAAAATTTCTGTAAAGATCTGTGATAGATCCGTTGTCATCAATAAATGACATGCACAACACCGTCCATTCTTAAATTTGGTAAGGATTCAGTATATCAATAATACGGATAATCCGCAATGCGGTATGAGGGGAAATCAATGATTTTTATGTGAGTATTGTAACGATTGTATTACATTCCACCAAGGAACATTACTGAGTCTAGACCTACTCCAGATGTACCGCCGCCACCAGTGCCCAACGGTCCAACGGTTACACCGGCTACTTGAACATATAAACCTAAAGTAGTTGTCCATGTATCTCCATCTGTTGGAGCAGTTGGGGCAGTTCCATGAGGAAGTCTTAAAGATGCAATAGATGTAGTTGGAGCAGTTGCAATAAGTGCTCCCGTTAGTGTACCGCCTGCTAAAGCCAAGTAGGTACTAGACGCTGTTGCTGATTTAAGATATCCTTGACCAACTACATATGCTGTAGTGGCAATCTGTGTAGTGTTTGTATCTACTGCGGCGGTTGTTGATAGTGGCGCTCCAGTAAACGTGGGGGAATCAGAAAGCACTACACTTGTTGTTCCTGTAGATGCAGTAACTCCTGTACCACCATTGGCTACTGCTATTGTTGTACCGTTCCAAGTACCCGATGAAATAGTTCCAACAGATGTTAATGAAGATCCAGTTACTCCAGAACCCAAGGTAGTAGCAGACAAAACCTCTGTTGAGTTAATCTTAAATACTTTTCCAGAAGCAAGATTAAGATCATTTCTTACTGTTGTTGTTCCAGTCGTTGCACCCATAGAAACAGTAGTTGCTGCTTGACCAATATTTAACGTTGTTGCTGTTGTATTGATAAGATTAAAAGTAGTTTGTGTTGTGGTAATGTCTCCACCATTTACCGCCGCATCACCACTAAGAGTTAATCCAACAAACGTTGGACTTGCACTCGTTTGTATGTTTTGAGCAAGTGAAAATGCAAGTGATCCAACAGAACTACCATTGTCAGTGTAAACTGGGGTAGAAAAACCATTAGACACCGTAGCCCCAGTAATTAATGCTGCTGCTGCATCATCAATAGACTCCCTTAGGATACTATCTATCGTTACCGCTAGATCCTCTACATCCCCTGCAACATTTACTGGGTCTGTATCTAAGGGATATGGTAAAGCATAATTGGTCGTAGATCCACTAGCCATAGTTTTATTATATCATTCACTCTCTAAGAATGACAATGCCCCGCCTAAAAAGACGGGGCACGGTCAAAGTTTCATTACTTCTTTGCTGCAACAGGTTTTTCAACTACTGGTTCAGCAACTACTGGAGAAACAAATTCTCCATGCTCTCCAAGGGTAGCATCAAATGTATCTCCCTGCCCTGCATACTTCCCTCTCCAGTTATTGTTATAACTAGTTTGATGCCAAGTACCATTAAGACCAATAGAACGGATGAATGCCTGTCCTACCGCCTCTGATTCTGGAAATTCAAGATTGCCGCAATCTTTGTTATCGACTACGATAACCTCGCGTACTACTCCATCTTCTACTCTAGCAAAATGTGCGATTTTAACCACTTCCTTTCAATATTAACCTATTGTGGTTTTTCCATTCTATCATAAACTTGTTGTTTTTGCTTGAATTACAACTTCTACAAAGTGTTATTAGGTTTCCAATACTATGGTTTCCTCCACGAGATATTGGAATTATATGATCTATGCTTTGATTTTTTGTTGATTTACAATTAAAGCATGGATCGCTATATAGTTTAATTATTTCTTTTTTTAATAGTAAAAAAGTTTTTTCTTTTATTACTCTTGCTCTTCTTAGTTGTCTTTCATTTCTTGTTGGTCTATATTTTTCTTTATTTTTCTTCCTTGCTTTTCTTTCAACTTCAATTCTAATATTATAGTTATTTTTTCTATAATCTTGTTGTTGTTTAATTAAAAATTCTTTTTTTTCTTGATATCTTTCTCTACCACGTTTTCTATTACACTCAATACAGTAGGTTCCAACCCCACCTCTACATGTTGCATTTTTTGCAAATTGATTAATATTTTTTACTGTTTCACAAATTTTACACTTCTTCATTCTTGAGTTCTCCTATAGCATTATGGACGAGCAATGCGAACGATGACTATTCCACTGCCGCCATTGCCGTTTGTTGTTGGTGCTCCAGCAGATCCACCAGAACCACCGCCAGTATTTGCAGTTCC